TGCAACTATAAATGGTGTAATATATTTAGATACACAAGGCAAAGGTATAGATTTTAGATATGAAGGAAGAGAAGCACACATTAAACCTCAAAACGATGATATATTAATATTTCCTGGTTCGGTAGACCATCGTTTGCATCCATCAAAAGATGAAAAAAGAATTAGTTTAAATTTAGAATTAAGATGCAATGAAAGTGAAAAAGATTTATTTAACAAAGGAGCAATATGAAAAAAACAAAAGCTAAACTAAAAAAAGTGATGAAAGGTTTGCAGAAAGCGTCAAAGACACACGCTGCGCAAGCAAAAACTTTGAAAGGAGTCCTGCATGGCAGATCCAAAAAAGGGAACAGGTAAAAAACCAAAAGGTTCTGGTAGAAGACTCTACACAGATGAAAACCCTAGGGACACGGTAGGAATTAAGTTTGCAACTCCAGCAGATGCAAGAGCAACTGTTGCGAAAGTCAAACGTGTGAACAAACCATTTGCACGTAAAATACAAATACTAACCGTTATGGAACAAAGAGCAAAAGTTATGGGTAAGAGTCAAGTTGCTTCCATAGCAAAAAAAGGAAAGGAAGCTATTAGAAATGCTAGAGGCGTTAAAAAAAAGATATGAAGCACAAGTTGCTGAATCAATAGCAACGATTAATATCTATCTTAAAAATCCGGTAGGTATTGGTGAACATCCACAACATCTAGATGAAGTTAATAAACTATTACAGGTGATTGTAGATGCAGAAGAGAAAATAAAAGTAATCGAAAGGTGGGTTAATTAGTGGAAGACTTAGTAATTATAGACAAACTAAAAAAGTCCATAAACAACGCTTTAATTCAAATACAAGACACAATGATGAGTGGAGGTGTTGACAATATGGAAAAATATAAATATATGTTAGGACAGGCACATGCCTATCAACTGTTATTACAGGAAATCTCTAACCTGCTAAACTATAAGGAGCAAAAAAATGAGCAAGGAAACGTTATCGACATCGGAGACAAAAAAGGAAACTCCTAAACATGTCAATGCATTAGAACAAAAGTATAAAGAACAAGCAAAAGAAGAACCTCACGCAAAAAGATTAGATCCAGAAAGTATTAAGGAAATGGTAGATCAATTACCAGAACCTGTTGGATATAGAATTTTAGTTTTACCTTTTACACCAAGAGAAAAAACTAAAGGTGGTATTTTATTTTCACAAGAGCAATTAGACAAAGCAAGAATTGCAACCACATGTGGTTATGTTTTGAAAATGGGAGACCTAGCCTATAAAGATGAAGATAAATTTATAGAGCCATGGTGTAAAGTAGGAGATTGGGTAATGTTCGCCAGATATGCTGGTGCAAGATTACCAATAGAAGGTGGAGAAGTGCGTATATTAAACGATGATGAAGTTCTAGGTACAATTGGTGACCCAGAATCGATTCTTCATTACATTTAACATAGGAAGGAACTATGCAAGAAGAAAACAAAAAAGATGATCTAATTGATGTAGGTGAAGCTGATGAAAAAGCAACTGAAATTAATTTAGACGAACAGCAACCTAAACAGGAAGCTGCAGAAGAAAAGGTTGAAGTAGAACAGGTTGAAGAAAAACCTGTTGAACAAAAAGAAGAGAAAAAAGACGAGTTGAAAGAATATAGTGAAGGCGTTCAAAAAAGAATTGCTAAACTAACTCGTAAGATGAGAGAAGCAGAAAGGCAAAGAGAAGAAGCAGTAACTTTTGCTGAATCAGTAAAAAAAGATAAAGAAGCTTTAGAGGGTAAACTTTCTAAACTTGATAAATCTTATGTTTCGGAGTTTGAAAACAGAGTCAAAACAAATATGGACGCTGCAAGACAAGCTTTGAAAGTTGCGATTGAAGCAGGAGATGTGGACGGACAAGTATCAGCACAAGAACAGATGGCAAGACTATCTTCTGATGCTGCAAGACTTGGACAATTAAAGGCTGCAGAAGAAGCACAACCAGAGAAAAAGGTTAACATAAACCCTCAAAGAAGAGCTTATGACCAACAAGTACCAACAGATGCGAAAGCAGAAGAGTGGGCATCTAACAACACTTGGTTTGGTAATGACTCAGCTATGACTTATACAGCTTTTGATATACATAAAAAGCTTGTAGAAGAAGAGGGATATGACCCTAAATCTGACGAATATTATACGGAAGTTGATAAAAGAATAAGACTTGAATTTCCGCATAAATTTGATAAGATAGCGGATACAACTACGGAAAGAGCAAAACCTGCTCAAAATGTAGCTTCGGCTAAACGTTCAGCCCCACAAGGACGCAAGAAAACTGTCAAGCTCACACCTTCACAGGTAGCAATAGCTAAAAGATTAGGTGTGCCACTCGAAGATTATGCAAAACAACTAAAAATCACGGAAGGAGTATAAGCATATGGAACAAGATAAAATGAAAACTTCACGTGCGAGTCAAACAAGATCAAAAGAGGAATCTAAAAAGATCTGGACTCCACCCAACTCACTCGATGCACCGCCTGCGCCAACAGGCTACCGACATCAGTGGATAAGAGCTGAAAGCATGGGGTATCAAGATACCAAAAATGTTGCAGCGTCTCTGAGAGAAGGATATGAATTAGTTAGAGCTGATGAATATCCAGATCAGGATTATCCGCAAATGACTGAAGGTAGATACGCAGGGATCATTGGAGTAGGAGGCCTTTTGCTGGCAAGGATACCGGAAGAGATCGCTCTTCAAATTGAGGAATACTATAATAAGAAAACTCAAGAAAAAGATGAAGCCATTAACAACGATCTTATGAAGGAAAGGCAAGCTGGGATGAAATTCAGAAATGAATCATCATCTAGCGTAACTTTTGGTGGTACAAAGAAAAGCTAATTATTTAGTAATTCCTATCCATTAAATTAACTTTAACAATAAAAGGAAACAACTATGGCAAACCAAACAGGCGGCTTTGGATTCAGACAAGCACCTACAGTAGGATCAACTCCTGCTACAGGTGGACAGGCTGAGTACATGGTCAAATCTGGCTTGGGTATAGGGATTTTTCAGAACAACCCTGTTTCACAGCAACATACGTCAGGTGACGATGGGTATCTACAAGATGCTACAGCGGATACTATGGACGATGGAATCGCTGGTGGAGCAGATTGGTCAACTGGAACTTCCAACACTCAACCAATCGTAGGTGTGTTTAATGGAATATTTTATGTAAATAGTTCTACAAGCAAACCTACTTTCGCAAACCACGTTTTGGCTAGTACAACGTTCGGAACGGACTACAATACTGGTTCAAACGACGGAATCGGCTTAGTTAACGACAACCCTATGCAAGAATATGTTTGCAAAGCGGATGCAGCGGTAACTCAAGCAAATCTTCTAAACACTTTTAACCCAACTGATGGTGCAACTGCTGGTACTCAAATTAATGGTCAATCGACTGTTAAATTAGATGTTACTGGAACAGCTGCTACTTCTCAGTTTAGAATTGTTAGAACTGCAAACGATCCGGAAAACAATGACAACACTGCAGCAAATTCGAACGTAATAGTTCAAATTTCTCCAGCGGCGTCTATTTCTAACTAATAGGAGCAATTAACTATGGCAATATCAAGAGCACAACTAGTTAAAGAACTAGAGCCTGGTCTAAATGCACTATTTGGACTAGAGTACAAACAATATGCTAACGAGCATGCTGAAATATTCGACACAGAAACTTCTGACAGAGCTTTCGAAGAGGAAGTAATGTTATCTGGTTTCGCGAATGCGGCAGTAAAACCTGAAGGTCAAGGTGTAACATTCGATGATGCACAAGAAACTTTCACAGCACGTTACACAAACGAAACAATTGCATTAGCGTTTGCAATCACAGAAGAAGCTATCGAAGATAACTTGTATGACAGACTTGCGTCTAGATATACAAAAGCGTTAGCGAGATCTATGGCAAACACGAAGCAAGTTAAGGCAGCAGCTGTATTGAACAATGGTTTCAATGCAAACTTTGCTGGTGGTGATGGTAAGGAGCTTTTTGCTACTGACCACCCAACTTTAGCGGGATCTTTCTCTAACGAGTTAAGCACACCTGCTGAACTTAACGAAACTTCATTAGAGCAGTCGTTGATTGACATCGCGGCGTTTACTGATGAAAGAGGCCTAAAAATTGCGGCGCAAGGAACTAAATTAATTATTCCTTCAGCTCTTCAATTTACTGCTGAAAGACTGATGAAGTCTACAGGCAGAGTAGGTACAGCTGATAATGACATTAACGCATTAGCGTCAATGGGAATGATTCCACAAGGTTATGCAGTTAACCACTACTTAACTTCTACGAAGAAATTCTACATTAAAACAGATGTTCCTAACGGTCTTAAGCATTTCGTAAGATCACCTATCAAAACATCAATGGAAGGTGACTTCGATACAGGAAACGTAAGATACAAAGCTAGAGAGAGATACGTATTTGGATTCTCAGACCCTAGAGGTATCTTTGGTTCTAACGCAACATAATCGTTAAAACAAAATTTAAAGGGCGACTTCGGTCGCCCTTTATGATAAAAGGGTGTGATCATGAAAAATTTTCGAGTACAAATCAGAGCATAT